TGTCAAATCAGGATCCCTTATCTGTAACAGTCTCCAAGGTATTATTGTTACTCACCCCCAAATTGCCCCATGGATATGAACAACACTCAAACCATCCTCACCGAATCAGTCTTCTCAGACCTTTACAGTTTCGTCCTAGAGATGACACCTGATCTGGAAATGTGTCTTGACTATTGTGAATCTCAGGGAATCACAATCACTGATGATGTATTCACAGTGATTGAAGACTTACTAGAGAACAACTGATCACCCCTAATTGACATTAACTACCATGACCAGTTATACTAACCTGATCAACATCATCGATGAGTTACAACAATCAGGAGTGAAACCAAAGGTAACAGTTCTCAAGACAAAGAAAGGTCCTAAGCATTCCTTACTGACCAACACTAAGTAACAACTAGGCAGCACAGTATTCAGCGTAAGACCTAGAACAAATCCCCTCTATCTAACACTTTCTTCTTTATTATGACTCTCGAACTTGCACTCGGTCTTCTCCGTCAAGGTAACAACGGTGATGAAATCCTTCAGATTCTCGATGTGATTCAGAATGACACATCTAACCCTGAGGAGATTACCTTCTAAGACACACCTATAAGAGTCTGTAGGGGGGTCTAATCCCCCCTTCGGTTACATACATTTAAGAACACTTACTAAGTATTACAAACAGACCAAGGGTGAGGTCTATAAACTCATATCCGGTGTGTGTTACAAACTGAGGGAGAGGAGTGGTGTCCTTTCCCTTTTTTATTACCTAGGGACAGTGTTGACAGACAGTGATATATGCGTTATGATGATGTTGTGAATCGACACGTTATTATTCGTCGGTTTATGATGCCGTCGGTCGGCGTAGCGGGTATAAAGCCGATCCGACCCCCCCCCGTTCTAAAAAAGTACCTAACCCTAACCTACAAAAGTATATACCCTCTTTCGAAATAATTCCCCCTATTTTTTTTCCCAGCTATGCCCAGCATATAGGGAGTTCCATATATAAAAACGAAATCCCATTGGAGGTTGATGAAAAATTTTACCCCTGAAAATTATTATCACATATACTTGAGAGACAGGTGTGTAGTTCCTATGATAAGTGAAGAAAACTTCGACCATACTTGGACATCATTGAAAGCAATGGTAGGACTCATGAAAACTGAGTATGGGGAGGAGGATCTCTCATATGAGGTAGTGAAAACAATACCAGAGGAAGAGGAAAGCTCCTATTGACTCTCCCTAGATACTCTGATATAATTTGAAGTGTAGTTACTAAGACTTATGGCTAAAGGATTTACGGTGAAGGCAGCAAAGCCCAAAACTCTAAGGACAAAAGCACCTGAGTGGGATATTGATGATATCAAGGCTCGGATGAGAGGTAAGACAATTGTATTCTGTCTACCTGGAAGAGGATGTTCATATACGTTTATGAAGAACTTCGTACAATTATGTTTTGATATGGTACAGAATGGTATGTCCATTCAGATCAGTCAAGACTACAGTAGTATGGTAAACTTTGCACGTTGTAAGTGTTTAGGTGCCAATGTACTTCGTGGACCAGATCAGATTCCCTGGGATGGTAAGTTGAACTATGACTATCAGTTGTGGATTGATAGTGACATTGTATTCAATACAGAGAAGTTTTGGCAATTGTGTGATGTAGCACTACCAGCTTCTGCAATTGATGAAGAAGGTAATGAGATTACAGGAGAAGATCATCCGATCTCTGCTGGTTGGTATTCCACAGAAGACGGGAAGACCACCTCAGTTGCACATTGGTTAGAAGAAGATGACTTCCGTAATAACGGTGGTGTGATGAACCATGAGATGGTAGACTCGATTCAGAATCGTAAGAAGCCTTTCACTGTAGATTACACAGGTTTCGGATGGGTATTGATTAAGAAGGGTGTGTTTGAAGATAAGAAGATGACATATCCATGGTTTGCACCGAAGATGCAGGTGTTTGAATCAGGAGCTGTTCAAGATATGTGTGGAGAGGATGTCTCATTCTGTTTAGATGCTATCGAAGCTGGTTATGAGATCTGGTGTGATCCTCGTATTCGTGTGGGTCACGAAAAAATGCGAGTTATTTGATAGGAGGTCATTATGGCAAGAATTAGAAAGAGTCTAATGGGTAATGTGTTTATTGAGACACAACCCAAAAAATCGCGACAAGGATCAGGCCAACATACAAAGTATGCGTCTACGAGTTCTAACAAGGCAAAGAAGAGGTATAAAGGTCAAGGTAGATAGTATTAAGGGAATCCTTCGGGATTCCTTTTTAATGTATAGATATATTAACTGAAGATATTAATATGGCATGTTTGATTGCTAACTTACCATCTGTTGAAGTATGGGTTCGAAAAGAATATCTAACGGACCATCAATCAGGTCATGGGGAGTTTGAGAAAGGTGTATGGGTATCTGCTAAGAGTATCCCTGGTAGAGCCTTTTACTTTGAGACATACTTACCAGAGTATGGGGCAATGTATGACAAACTACCGATCAGTGCTTTTGTATCAGAACCAAAGACACCTGACCCTGATATGAATTTACAAAACCTACAGTTTTGGAATTGTATGGATTATGGTGTTGTTGCTGTTAATAAACAATTCATTGGTAGTATGGACTATGAGGTCTATACAAGGAACCATGGGACCATGAAGGGGTCTTATGTGTGTACTCTTGACAACTACCATCAAGATCCTGATATCATTGATTACAGTTGTTCAGAGAATCCTTCAGAACATAAATCTCATAACTTGATTGAACTTGACAATGGACAATATGCATTGTATCCAAACAATAGAACTCGTATCTATGATAATAGTTTAACACCTGAGAATCCAAAGATGCCAGATTTCAAAGTATCTACTCAAATCTATCAGGTAGAGTGTGGTTATGAGAAGGATGGACTTGGTGATCAGGATTCTTATTTTTGGAAGACTGCTAGAGAAAGACTAGATACTAATACTACAGAGGATAATGATGGAAGACAATCTACTTCGGGAGATAGCAAATGATAATGTTACACCTAAAAATAAAAGGATTGTAAATGAAGATGGATTGTTTGAGTCTGAGGATTGTGATGCCCCAGATCATGTGTGTAAGTGTGGACAACAAACCCTGTCAGAACACACCTAAATAAAGCACACTTATATAATCTGTTCAGGTGCCAGCAGAAAGGATCAGTAAAGCATTTCGCGACGTGAGTGCTACATTTCAGGCTAATCCCTTGAATATGGATCTAGTTGCTCTCAGAAATGAAAATGCAATTGCGAGATCTATTCGCAATCTCATTATGACTGCACCTGGTGAGAGACCTTTTAACTCAGAATTGGGTTCAAATGTTTATCGGTTATTGTTTGAGAACTTTGATAATCAAACATCATATGCTATCAAAACCGAAATTGAAATATCAATAAGAAACTTTGAACCAAGAGTTAAATTAACTGAAGTTCAGGTTTCTGCTAATGAAGATAATCATGAGTTTGATGTAGTCATTCGTTATAAGATTGTTGGTATTGATGCTCTACCACAATCACTATCATTTGCATTAGAGCCCACTAGGTAAGATGCCCTTAGTAAACTTCAGCAATGTCGATTTTGATGAGATTAAACAATCCATCAAAGATTATCTCAGATCAAATTCCAACTTTACGGATTATGATTTTGAGGGATCAAATCTATCGACAATCATAGACACGTTAGCATATAACAGTTATATCTCCTCATACAATGCCAACATGGTATCGAATGAGGTGTTCCTTGATAGTGCAACATTAAGAGAGAATGTTGTATCAATCGCACGAAACATTGGTTATCTTCCTCGTTCAAGGAAGTCGTCAAGATCAAACATCTCCTTTGAGGTTGACCTAAGAGGATCGGGTGATACTAAGACTAGTGTTGTATCAGTAACACTGAAAGCTGGGGCTGTGGCACTATCTGGTTCCACGTTCAATAATTCTTCATTTACATTTTGTATAATGGAGGATATCACTGTACCGGTAGATTCAACAGGATTTGCTGTATTTGATAACGTTGATGTATATGAAGGTTCGTTCCTGAATCAAACATATGATGTTCAGTCAAGATTACCAAATCAAAAATACATCTTACCAAATACCGGTGTTGATACCGATTCTATTAGAGTAGCAGTAAAGGTTAATTCTAACTCAACAGTATCGAGAAAGTATAGTCAATATAGTAGTCTTATCAATGCAGATAAGGATACACCACTATTCTTCCTAAGAGAAACAGAAGGTGAGAGATATGAATTATTGTTTGGTGATGGTATATTTGGAACTAAGTTACAAGAACCAAATCAAATTGTAGTTCAATACCTGACATGTAGTGGATCATCACCAAACGGTATCTCCAATCTGACATTTATTGGTAGAATAGAAGATAATAACGGAAGCCCACTAGCTAGTGGTGTTTCTGGTCTCACAATCAATGAATCGGCTCTTGGTGGTGATGAGATCGAGAGTGTTGAGTCAATTAAGAAACTAGCACCTAACATCTATGCATCTCAAGACAGAGCTGTAACATCAACTGATTTTGAGTCACTTGTCCCCAGAATCTACACCGAAGCAGAATCAGTTGCGGCATATGGTGGTGAAGAACTGAGTCCCCCACAGTATGGTAAGGTATTTGTCAGTATTAAACCATTCAATGGTGTATTCTTATCTGAGGAAATTAAAAGGAACCTCAAACTAGAACTTGCTAAGTATTCGGTAGCTGGTATCATTACTGAGATTATCGATCTCAATTATCTGTTTATTGAGATCGATACTAAGGTATATTATAATTCAAACCTAGCACCTGGTCCTTCCCAAGTCAGGAACGTAGTAACAAATAATATCATAAAGTACTCTGATTCTACTCAGTTAAATAAGTTTGGGGCAAGGTTCAAGTATAGTAAATTTGGTAAGATCATTGACGATAGTCATGATTCAATTACCTCAAATATTACTACTGTGAAGATGAGGAGAGACCTACAGGCTATACTAAATCAATTTGTTGAATATAGTCTAACATTTGGTAATCGCATTCATGTAAAGAGTGAACTTGGATTTAACATTAAAACTTCTGGTTTCTCAGTAAGTGGTATATCTGGAACAGTATACATGAGTGATGCACCTAATGCAAATCTCACCACTGGAACAATCTTTATGTTTAAGTTGGATTCACCAACTGAACCAGTGATTCTGAAAAGAAACATTGGAACGATTGATTACATAACAGGATCAATTAAACTCAACCCACTTAATGTTATTTCAACTGAAGTAACTCGTGGAACTTCTCTTATTGAAGTTTCATCCTGTCCATACTCTAATGATGTTCTTGGTCTTCGTGATCTCTATCTACAGATGGATACCTCATATTTGACAGTGAACATGGTTCCTGATCAGGTTTCCTCAGGTAGTGATGTATCAGGTGGATCATATACAGTAACTTCAAGCTATTCAAACGGATCACTCACACGATAAAAAATAATGTCAGTAGATAGAGTAAAATTCCAGGACATAGTTGCCAGCCAACTTCCTTCTTTTATCAGAGATGATTTTCCTCTCCTATCAGAGTTTCTGGAACAGTATTATGTTTCACAGGAAACTCAAGGTGCGACATTAGATCTTCTTCAAAATATTGACAAATATGTCAATATTGATCAACTTACTGGTCTAAAATCTTCTACCGTTCTTCAGGTTGATATTAGTAGTGTAGATGATACAATTGTTACTGGTGTCGATGGTAATTTTACTGAAGGATTTGTTGATAATAATGGACTGATTAAAATTGATGATGAAATTATTGCATATAATTCAAAGACTAATCTTAACTTTGAAGGATGCCAGAGAGGATTTAGTGGCACCACTTCACATACTTCTGCCAATATACCAGACAGACTATCCTTCTCAAGTCAAACTACACCCACCAATCACAAGAAAGGTGCTATAATTCAAAACCTGAATGTCTTGTTTCTTCAGGAGTTCTTTAGAAAGTTAAAGGCACAAGTAAGTCCTGGGTTCGGTGATAGAACACTGAAGACGAATCCAAAGAATTTTATTATCAATAGTAATAGTTTCTATAAGTC